TTGAGGATGAGGAAGCAATCGATCCATTCGATTTCTGGCAAGGTGCTAACTTCAAGTTGAAGGCAAAGAACGTTGCTGGATATCGTAACTATGATTCCTCTGAGTTTGCTACTCAAAATGCTCTCTTAGATGATGACGATGCTATGGAAGCATTGTGGAAGAAAGAAAGTTCTCTTCAAGAGTTTGTTGCTCCTGATCAGTTCAAGTCTTATGACGCTTTGAAAACACGTCTTGGTTATGTACTTGGTAACAAAGCACGTACAACTGTAGTTGATGAGGAACTAGAGGACGAGAGTGAAGGTCGTGGTTCAGCAGAGCAATTAGTTACTGCTGCAGTATCAGCTCCAAAATCATCTAGTAATGATGAGGATGATGATGCACTATCATACTTCGCTAAATTAGCAGAAGAATAATTTAAGGGCACTGTCAATAAGACCCCCCGTATAGTGGTAGGGCCTGAGTATAAGCAGGATATCCACTAAAGGACTCTTCGGAGTCCTTTTTTTATGGCATTGTAACTCTAGTATTTTCTGTTCTAGCTAAATCTTCAGTAATATATTGGGATGATTTATCATAAAGCATTGCATTTCTCATATCACTCAAGAATTGTTGTAAATATCCTGGCTTTAAAAGGTAAATTGACCTTTTAGCATTATTTTTTCTAACTTGATATTCATAATTAGTTACGAATGCAACTGGATTTAAAGTATCTGTGTAAGCATCTGGATTTGGAATTTCAAAAGTTGAATCTACAACGTTACCTTTAGGGAGAATTAATTTTCCATTATTATCTTTTACTTCTGTCGTTTCCCAATGGTGTACATTGTTTAAATCATCACCATAGATATCTAGTGAATAATCATAAATTTCTTTATCCGATAATGGCCATTCATCTCTTGCATTAATAATACCAGCAGTCATTAAGACAACCCAATCTAGTTCATCACTACCATACATTTCTTCAGCAACAGTATCAGGTCTGGCACCACTTACGATTTCATATTTGTCAAAGAGTGTGAATGTATTTTGTAAATCATCACGTAATTTACATCTTCTAAAAAGATTTTTAACCCGTAAATAATTTTGGGAAGAATTACTATCAGATAAGAATGATTGATAGTCTAAATTTGGTAGCTCTCTAAAATAACCCATTAGTAACCTACTCCTTGTCCTGCATCTTCAGAATCATAATCAATATCATAAATTGGTTCAAGCTCTTTGAATGTTAAGTCCATTATCATAGAGATTGGTGTTCCATCTTCATAAGTGGCATAAGTACCTTCACCAGTATAATTAACTGATATATCTTGTAAGAAACACTGTTTGAATTTGTGTAGGAATGAATGTTCTCTTGCTCCTTGTCTGTACCTTAATTCAAAAACATTAGGTGATTTTAAGTATAAGTTTCTAGCACCTGTCTTTGGTGACATACCCTTTTTGAACATTCTTATAATTTCTTTTACCTGATATGATTCTTCTTGATTTCTAGGTGTCATTTTAAACGAAAATTTAAATGCTCTTAATGTTGGTCCATTAAACAGAAGTTCCATATTTGGATTAAAGATTTGACCACTTTCTCTTGCTAATAATTGTTGAACAGTTACATTACCTCCAAAGATACTGACTGCTTGTGCTGATAACCATTTTGTTGCAAGATCTTGTGCAGCATCTAAACTCATTCCTGATTCACCTATTGCATTCTGAAATGAATTAGTAGCTGCAGTTAATGCACCAGACCAATTACCTTTTCTAATTTCTTCACCTGCACCTTCCATTATTGCTGCTGAACCACCAACTGCTGCAGCTGTAACACTGTTTAATTTATCATCTGCGAAACTAACAGCATTACCATCTTTAATGTCAGATGGTATTGGTAGTAATACAGTTCCTAAAGCTCTTTTATTGCTATTTTTTCTAAATCTATCATGAGGACTTCTTGCCATACTGACAATATCCCTTGTTACTGTTTCTTCCCTTTCAATATGAACCTCACCTGTATTGGCATTTGTATAACCAACTTCTTTTCTATAAGTTGCTTGTCCCTTTCTTCCTACAGGAACATATTCCTGCATATCAATTTGTAGATAATCAGTTTTCTCAGCGAATATTTTTAATGGATATCTGAACAATTTTGGTCCAGTGTTATATTTCCAAGCCATAAAATTATCTTTTTATTTATTTAGGCGAATATTAGCAAAAGGTATAGCATCAAGATCATTTAGCTCATCATCAGTTACTTGATATAGTCCTCCTGCTACTTCACTCCATGTATATTGTCTAGATTCACCCCAATGAAAGTTAAGTCCACGGAATCCCCATTCTAAAACTTGAGTGACTGCGACTAGTGGATTTTGATCATATTGGATATTAGGTGTTTTGGGATTATATACAAAGACGTAGAAATTACCAGCTTCTGGAACTTTACCACCTTCCTCTAAAACGCTGATAATTTCAAACATTAAATCATCAGGAGATTCAGTTCCAACCATATTGTTTCTTACACTTCTAATACGACTCATTATCTGATACCTAATTCATCTTCTGTGAGCACTTTAAATTCTAATCCTCTATCCATACAATATTCTTTTGCTGCTTTCCATTTTGCCTGATTCTTTGCATATTCACAGACTTCATAGATATAACTTCTGGTTTTCTTTTTTTGAACCTTGGGTTCTATACATTGTTTTTTAGGTTTGACTTCAATGATATACTTTTTAATTCTTCCGGTACTTTCCTTTACTTTAATATAAAAATCTGGAAAATATCTATGATATCTATTATCTATGGGTGAGCGATATGGAAGTGCTATTTCTTCACTTCCCCATTCTAATATATGTTTATTAGAATCACAGTACTGCATGAATTTTAATTCCCATAAAGATCTATAAATGATATTTCTGGGATTGCCTCTATATTTGTTAGGACGGGATGGTTGATATCTTCCTTTATAAGCCATCTAAATAACTAATAATATAAGACTCTTAAGATATTTAGATGGCAAATAGACTTGTTAGAAAAATAACAATGAATCAGGTGAGGGATGTAGTTGGTGATCTCGCGCAAACCAATCATTATCTTGTGAGTTTTTCTGCATTAAATAATTCAATAATGCGGCACTTGGTTAATTATATTGGAATACCTAATCCCGCAGAATTTTTATCAAGAAAAACTGGATTGCTTTGTTCTGATGCATCACTTCCATCAAGTTCATTCGCAACTGGAGAAGTAAAGGATAATTTTATGGGCATTCCTCAAGAGTATGCTCATACTCGTTTATATACTGATATTGATTTTACTTTTTATATTGATAGTGATTATACTAATTTGCAAATCTTTGAAGGATGGATGGATTTCATTTCAAGTGGTGGTGAACTCGGTGAATTAAATGATAATTATTATAGAAGATTTAGATATCCAGATGAATATAAAGTTCAAACAATGTTTATTTCAAAGTTTGAACGAGATTTAGATTCTCAGATAGATTTTCAATTTATAAATGCATTCCCCAAATTGGTTACAGCAATTCCTGTATCTTATGGTGCTGCTGATTTATTAAGAGTGACTATTTCCTTTAACTATGATCGTTATATAATGAATCCTAGAGGTTCTATTAGGAAGTCTAATGTAGGTTTCTTCCGTGATGTACCAAGATATTCTAATTTTGATGATGGACTTTCTATACAAGATAGAACTGGTGAGGGATATAGAACTTATAGAGATATTCCATCTATTGATGTACAACCTGGTTCAGGTTCAAATCCTGGACGTGACGATTCTTCAGCAGGTCCAGAAGCTTACATTTAGACCCCTATATAAGATACTGAAAATCTTTATAAGATATTATGCCTTTACCGAAAATTAATACCCCAACATTTGAGTTGGAATTACCTTCGACTGGAAAGAAAATTAAATATCGTCCTTTTCTAGTAAGAGAAGAAAAGATATTAATCATGGCAATGGAATCTGATGATATGAAACAGATTACAGATTCGATTGTTCAGATTTTAAGTGATTGTATTATTACTAAGGGTATTAAAGTTGAAAAACTTTCTACTTTTGATATTGAATATTTGTTCTTAAATGTTCGTTCTAAGTCTGTTGGTGAAAAAGTAGAAGTGAACGTGACATGTCCTGATGATGGTGAAACCAAAGTTCAGATGGAAATTGATATTGATGCTATCAAAGTTAAGAAGAATCGAGCACATAGAAGTACTATAAAAATTAATGATGAACTTTCAATGAAACTTAGGTATCCTTCTTTGGATCAATTTATAGAAAGTAATTTTGATGTCCGTGATGTGCAGAATAATGTTGGACAGTCTTTAAGTATGATTACATCATGTATTGATATGATATACAATGAAGAAGAAAGTTGGAATGCATCTGATTCAACGCAAAAAGAGTTGGAAGAATTTATCGAGCAGTTGAATACGAAACAGTTTAAGCAAATTGAAAAGTTTTTTACTACAATGCCTAAACTAACTCATACAGTTGTAGTGAAGAATCCTAAGACTAAAGTAGAATCTGAAGTTGTATTGGAGGGATTAGCAGCTTTTTTCAGCTAAGTATGGCTCATACTAGTCTTGAGTCATACTATAAGACTAATTTTGCTTTGATGCAACATCATAAATATTCATTAACAGAGCTAGAAAATATGATTCCTTGGGAAAGAGAGGTTTATGTCTCTTTACTCCAACAATACATTGAAGAGGAAAATTTAAAGCACCAACAACGTAATGGCGTTCATTAATCAACAATCACAATCATTAAGAAAGTCAATTTCGTCTAGTTCGATTTTTAATTCGACATCTAGTAGTGCTGTTTTTGGAGGAAAGACTCTTCCTTTTGGAACTCTTGCAAAATCAATAGGAACACAACCAAGTCTTTTAGCACCACCTAAGATAGATGCTCCGCAAGCTAATCCTCTTGCTAATATTATAAGAGCTGTTCAGGCTGAGGTTGCATCATTACATTCAAGAATTAATGGACAAGCAATAAGATTAAATCAACTTCATGGTGTATTAACAGAGACAACAACAATTCTTGAAGATATTGGGAATGCATTAGCATTAGATTTTGCTAATCGTATTGCTGAAGCTAAGGAGGCAGAGGAGAAATTAAAATTACAAACATCGAGAAAAAGATTTAAAGAAGAAGAATCTTCAATAGAACAATCATCAAAGAGAGTTGGAAATATAATTACTGCTACAGCATCTAAAATGATGACTCCTTTTAAAGGAATTTTTGATAAGATACTTGAGTTTGTTGGAATTATTGGTGCAGGAATAGGAACTAATGTAGTATTTGGTTGGCTTACGGACGAACAAAATCAGAGAAAGATGGGTAAGTTCTTTAATATTTTAGGGAAGAATTGGAAGTGGATAGCAGGTACTCTTGGGGTTTTGGTAGCGGCAAAAGTTACTTTGGATATAATTGGTCTTATAACAACTATTGGTGCAGCTTTAACAGCTCTTGCTAATCCTTGGGTATTGACTCTACTTGCATTTTTGGGTGGTGGTATTGCTGGTCAAAAGAGAGTTGATAGATTAAATGAAATAAGAGAAGAGAGTGGTGAAATTACACCCAATGTAATAGTAACGGATGAGGATGGTAGTAATCCTAGAATCAGTTATGACCCTGAAGATGTTGGTAATGCTGATACTGGAGGTACTTGGTGGGGTAACTTCTGGAGAACTGTTGGTCGAGCATGGGAAGATTCAATAACAAGAGAAGGAATGGGACAAATGTTTAATAAAGGTGGATATACTGGTGAAACTGGTGGAATAGTTCATCCTCATGAATTTGTTCTTAGACCGGCAATTACTCAAAAAATTGGAATCAGTAGACTTGAGAGGATAAATCGAGGAGAAGGATTCCTTTCTGATTTTGGGACAAATAATATTATACCAATTGATCTTCCAGCAATTACTGCAAAGATGCCAGAAGTTGATCAGTCATCTGGCTCAGCAAATGATGTTCCAAATGTAGCAAGTAGTAATGGAGCAGATCCATATAGGCATTTAACTCCATCAATATATGGGATATTTGTGTAAGATATGGCAATACCAATGTTAGGAGCAGTAGCAGCAGTAGGTAAATCAGTGGTAGCAGGATCTGTAAAGGGACTTGTTATGGCCGGAAAAGCGACTGCAAAAATAGGTAAAGGTGTTGGTAAAAAATCCACTAATATATTAAAGATTTCTAAAAAAATTAAAGGTAATATTAATATATTTCAGAAAAAAGATAAAAAATTCCGTCTTAATAGAAAACGAATCCAACATAACATTCTTCAAAGAAGAAAATCATCAGAAAAAGAAAAAGAATTAGAAGTTAAGAAGAATCGTACATTTCGCAATACTATAAAATCAGTAATTGCTCTTCCTATGACTATAGGAGATAAGTTATTGGGATTGGGTGGTATATTTTTAACTGGAATAATAGTAAATGCTTTAGATGGAATCATTGAGCAATGGAGAAAATTCAAAACTGCTAATGCTGGAGTATTTGAAGCTGTTGGGAATGTTGTTAAGATGATTACCGATGCATTTGGTAACATTTTTGAGTCATTTACTGGACCATTTGCAGAAGAAGGAAGTTTAGATTGGCTTGCGAAATTTAATGATGATGGAACTCTTCAAAGTGGACAATTAAAGAATTTGCAAGATGAAATTGCAAAACTTAAACCATTAGTAGATTCGATAAATGAGGCATTAGGAGTGGATGGACATATAATAGATGATGAAGGACGAATTGATCCTTTAACAGACGCGGGAAAAGCAGGAGAATTAGATGAAAAAACTGGAAAACCTGAAAGATTCAGTGATACATTTGATTTACCTTATAATGAAAAAACAGGAGAAACTCTAACATTTGATGAATTGCAAGGAGAATCTGGATTAATAAAGAATTCTGATGGAGTGTGGGTTGAAAAATCAACTGGAAGAAAACCTCCTTGGTGGAAGTTTAATTGGATTAATGAGATGTTATTTGAGCATCAATTACCATCTGAATCTTCTATAACACCAGTAGAACCTTCTAATACAGTTATTGATGGAGACCAATCTAGTAGTGCGACTGGTAGAACTATTATTATTGCTAGACAACCTATACTACAACCTTTTCCAGTTACTCAAGTAGTTCCTTCTGGAACAAGATCAAAAAGTAATGTTGCACCAGCATCATTATCATCTCTATGGAGTGCCTAAAATAAATGTTAAAAGCAATAGATCCAGCAATTTATGATATTCTTACCATTTCTAGGGATGGTAAAGAAGCTACGTTAAAAGGTAAGACAACTAGTTTTGATTATTATGAAAGCTTATTGTCTCCAAATGTCACAGCAACAATGACATTTGTAGATACTGGAGGCTCTATCATTTACGATCAAAAATATGATAGGCAAGAAAGAGTTGGATCTGTTTATAACGCACTTCCAATAACTGGAGGTGAAAAGGTAAGTTTTAAAATTGATTCTTCTTTGGGTGTAATCAATTTTGAAAATAATCCATTTTTTGTTAATGGTGCTATTAATCCAGGTCAAGAATCTCAACGAGAAACTATTGTTTTAAGTTTGTTTTCTAAAGGGGCAAAGCTTAATCAAGAATCAACTGTTTATAAAAAATATCAAGGAAATATTAGTACTTCTGTTACAACATTAATAGAACAATTCTTAGATACAGATAAAGTATCAATAGAAAAAACTGGAAATTCTTTTTCTTTTACTGGTAACAGTGATTCTGTTTTTGATGTAATTTGTTGGTTAGCAGCAAAATCTATTGCTGATAAGGATAGTGCTGGATTCTTCTTTTATGAAACTAAAGAGGGATTTAATTTTAAATCAATTGATAGTTTGATATCTCAACCTCCTATAACAACTTATTATAAATCGGGTGCATTAAGAGCTGGTGATAATGATAATAAAATTTTATCATCCAATATCACTAAAAATCAAAATATACTTAATGCTTTGAAGACAGGTGTTTATCATAGTCGTAACATCTATTTTAATCCTAAAACATTTAAAGAAGAGGAAGTAATTTATACTTTTAATGATGGGAAATTGAAAAAATCTTTAGGTAAATCTGCAGAAGCACCTGTAGTAGATAATTTTACTAGAACACATTATGATATTATGGATGTTGGAACACTTGAGAAAACAGTCAAGGGTACAGATAATAATGATCCTAAAAATTGGCAATGGCAGACAACAATGAGATATAATCTATTGTTCAGTCAAGTATTAAATATACAAGTTCCATGCAATCCTCAACTCAAAGCAGGTGATACGATTAATTGTGATTTTGAAATAATCTCACAAGATAATATACAAGAAGGATCTAGTGATCCAGTTCAGAGTGGAAAGTATTTAATCGTTGATTTATGTCATCATTATGAACCAACCAGATCAATTACTTCACTAACACTAGCTCGTGACAGTTATGGTCTATATACTAATAAAAACAAATCATGAAAAATAATTTAGGATTTGTTGGGCAAACTTATAAGTGGTTTATAGGGCAAGTGCCTCCTGGACAAAATCAATATGTAAAAAATCCAATATGGAACGATGCTCATGGAGAGCGAGTTAAAGTAAGAATACCTGGAAAGCATCCAAAGTCTGGTGAACTAGCAGATGATGATCTACCTTGGGCAATTGTTGCTCAACCAACTTCACAAGGAAATAGAAATGGTGGATCAACTGGATTATGGGGTGGTGAATGGGTTGTTGGATTCTTTATGGATGAGTCAGAACAAATTCCTGTAATTACTCATGTTTTGGGAGTTAATGATACACATTCAGAGATTATTAAATCTGAAAATGGTAGTACTCAATTTAAAAAAGTTAAGAGGTATAATTTTGGTATGACAGCAGAAGCACATCAACTTATGGGTGGACCAAAACCTACGGCGAGTGCTTTACCTACTTCTGGGGAATTTAAGAGTGCGAATAAAACTTTTGCAGGTTCTTGGTTTAGTTCTGATGAAGAGAGTTTCGCTACACCATGATAAATATCAATACAGTAATATAACACGATGGCAGAAGAACAAATAGACATTACAGATAGATCTTCTCTTCAATTACTTGAGCTGGCTAAGGAGCAGGTAGAGGTAATTAATAAATTAAATGAAAAAAGTAGCGATTTGTGGTCAGATGAAGAAAGGCAGCAATATGATGATGCGGCTTCTCTATTAAATGATTTTAAAGAAGAGTTAAAAAATAGAGCAACTGCAGCAGGATGTAATGCTAAAGAAACTACTGCTAAATCATCTGTTTTTGAAGATACTCCTGAGTGTGAGCAATTTTTAGCAACTAATGCATATGCTCAGGCATATGCTATATTCAAGCAACCAGTAGATTTGCCAGATCCTTGCGGAAAAAGTGAGTTATCAAAGATTAATACATCACTTTTAAAATTCTTTAAGAAATTAAAATCTATTAAGAAGTATGGAAAAAAATATTTGAAGAATGCTACTAATCAATTGGAGAATGTACAAAGTTTAATTAGAAGTACATCACAGATTATTGGAGCTGCTTTGAAATCCCTTATGCAAAAGACCCGTAATTGGTTGATAGGGAAAATTAGAGATGCTATTGAGAAGTTAATTGATATGATATTCCCGACTCTTGCTAAAATTTGGAAGAATACTATAATTGGTGAAATTATTAATAACGTTCTTTGTAAGTTTAAGAATATTATTGAGAATCTTGGACAACTTGTTGGAGATTTCTTATTTGAACTTATTGGTAAGGTTGCCAATATTCCATTCTGTGCTGCTGAACAATTTGCTAATGGATTAATTAATAATGTTGCTGCGATGGTTGATGAAGCATTAGGTCCAGTTTTGAAACAAATTAATAATCTTTTGAAGGGTGTTGGTAAAATAGCAGGATCTGTATTTGAAGCGATTGATTTCATTCTTGGATTTGAGTCTTATTTGTGTCAAAAACCAAATTGCCCTGAACTTAAAGCTGCTGAAATGGATCCATTTGGTAGTGGAGCATTGAAACCTATTGGAGATGCTTTTGGTAATTTTAAAGTACCATCAGATACTGGATTAGCAACTTCTATTACTAGTTATATTGACGATTTAACAATATTTGGTGAAAGATTGGGTGATGCACCAACTGATATCCCATCAAGTATTACTCAATGTGATGTAGATGCTTATCGATGTGGTCCACCAAAAATTGAAATCTTTGGTGGAGGTGGTCTTGGTGCTGCTGGAAGTGCAGTTGTTAATAATTTAGGGCAGATTTATGGTATTAATTTAAATAATGGAGGTTCAGGATATAGTAGACCACCATTTGTAAGTATTGTTGATTCTTGTGATAATGGTAGATATGCTTCTGCATACTCTGAAATTAATAGTGATGGTGAGGTTACAAGAATTGTTATGGTAAATCCTGGAAATGGATATTTGAATGAACCAAATGGACTTACAGAATTTGATGATACTGAGGGAATACCAAGTATTCTTCCAATACCTGATGAAGTTAAAAATGGTGATGTAAATGATTATATTGTATGTTTAGAGGAATTTCAAATTATTTCAACAGGAATTGGATATGAACCTACTGATGAAATTACAATTGTACCTGATATTCCAAATTTAGAAGCAAATGTGGAAATGACAGAGGTAGGTCAAATTATTGGAATTCAGATTATAGAGAATCCGTGTGGTTTGACTGATATTCCGGAAGTGGTAATAAATAGTCCAACTGGAGTAGGTGTTCAAATTAAACCAGTGTTTAGTTTTCATAAAATTGAAGATGTTGGGTTTAAAGAGAAACCACCAAATACAGTTGTTTCTGTTGATATAGGAACTTGTGATGCTACTATTGCAGAACTTGCCCAGAAGAATATAGTCCGTGTTATTGATTGTCCCAGGGGTGTTTAATGGCAAAAATGAAAGTCCATCCAGAATATGTACTAGCAGATAATCCTCATGGAAGGGTTGCATTTGGTCCTATTGCACCAGAGAATAAGGATGATAATACAGCAATGGTGGTTGCTTTAAAAGGAGGACACTTTACAACTTATAATAAGGATGGGAATAAAGGTGAAATTGTTCCTGGAGCATCTCATGAACATTGTGGATCTAGTTTAGTTCAGGGTGAAAATACAACTTCATCAAATGAGGAAGTATCTAAATCTATTACAGCTCATCAAGGTGACATTGTAATTGTTGCAGAAGAGGGAAATATTAAATTAAAAGCAAAAAATATTTGGATTGAAACTACTGGTAGTGGTAATGATGGATCATTTATGGTGAAAGCAAACGATCATATAACGATGACTGCTGGTGAGCAGATGACTTTGGGTGGTGCTAAGGTTTGTATGTTAAGTTCTGATACTATTAGTTTAAATTCTAAAGGTCCATTATGGTTCCTTTGTAGTGACATTCATAAGAAATCTGCTGATAATCCTATTATGAAGATATTGTTGCAGGGTCCAGCTGCATTCACTCTTGAATCATTTATTGATGCTATTAGGAAAACGTGTAAGTAGGAGATATATATGGCATTTGATTCATTAGAAGTTCAACATTTAGATGTTTTTAATTCCGTTGTTGGTGGTGGTTTAATCTTTCCAAAGATTTTTACTGAGCCAGGTGGTGGTATCTTATCAGTACATAAAGGACATTTTGGACAAGGATCTAGTACCCTTCCATATAGTGCATCGATAGTTGCTGGGCCTCCAATAGCAGTACCACCAGCGATACCAACTCCACTAACGTGGAATTTTTTAGGTATAGGATTAGAAACAGGAATAAGAACTTTAATTGGTACAGATGTTAAAATAGGTTCTAATATAACTCTTGGTGCTTTACGAGCATGTTATGCAAGTATGGATCGTAAAGTAGTTGCAATTGAAAATACTGTTACTACTACAAAGAGAGATATTACAGCTAGACATCAATTATTATCATCAAGTGGTAGATTACTAGGAAACTGGACATATAATGGAAGACCATTAGGTTGGCTTCATGTTCATTCTGATGCAAGAATTAAAAAGAATGTAAATCCATTGAATAATTCTCTTGATAGTGTGCTAAAATTGAATCCAGTGTCTTATGAGTGGAGAGAAGATGTTCTTCCATCTAGTTTTTTAAAGACACAAAAGGAAGGTAGACAACTTGGATTAATCGCACAAGAAGTTGAAGAAGTTATTCCAGAACTTGTTAATAAAGAGAAACTTTATGACAATGAATGGAAAGGAGTTGATTATGCGAGACTCACTTCAGTATTAATTGGAGCAGTCAAAGAACAACAAGAACAAATTGAAGAATTGAAAACCAGAATAGCGGTACTAGAATCTCATGGATGAAAATTTAAAAAACAGAACGGTTGAATTGCTTGAAGGTGATCAAAATATACTAGATGGGGTAGAAGATAAGCAATCAGAATATGAAGCTCCCAAAACAATGGATAAGGTGACTGTCACCGAAAATCCTGATGGGACATGGGATGAGAATAAAACCACAGTAGATACTAATATTAAGGATGAGGGTGTAATTGGTGAAAAGGAGAAGGAAATTGAAGATGATGCAAAAACCTTACAACAATTTTGTGGAGAAGTTGATAGTCGATTATTAGGAATTACAAGTCAGATTGATGATAAGAAACGTCAGATAGTTACCCTTTCACTTAACGCTGGTACTCATATGAATTGTACTTCCAGCCAAGTTGGTGGTGGATTTACTTGTATTAATATGAAAGAAGAAGTGGAATGGATTAACATATATGATAAGATGGCAGGACCTGATGTTGATTTTGGAACAGAGAATCCTTTTGATCCTGATAGTACGAAAGCATTAACTGAGGTATTAGTTGGATATGGGTATTCAAATGTAGCAGAATCTATGGTGAGGGAAAATAGTAGTGGTGTAACTGGTCTTAAAACTGATGGAAGTGGTAGTGGAATTAATACTTTAGGTAGATTTGATATTAACGGATCTGGTTCACCTGCTAGTGGTTCTCAAACTTGTGCTCAAATAGCAAGCAGTATTACTACTTTATATAATGAAATTATGACTTTAAGGGGTGATATGGATACACTAAGAGGAAATTTGATTATAGTTAAAACTAAAAAGGCAGATAAGGAATTGGAAAATTGGGGATGTAAGAGTTTGGAATCAGAGATAACAGCTAGGAAGACTTCTGAGACAACTGTGATTACTGCTGTAAACGATCTTTATACTCCTTGACTTTAAGTACAGAGTACTGTACAATAAGAAAAAGGAATAATTTCTATGGATGCTGAATGCGTTGAGAGTATTGTGATTGATGTTTGTAAGAAAACTATCCTTCTTCATAGTGATGAAGGGAGTAGTAAAACAGTTGAATGTGATACTACAGAACAGTTTATGAATGTGGTGAAGGTTATTACGGATAGAGCAAATCCAGAGATTATTACATATGCTGATGTTGCTGTAAAATAAATACTACAAGTTTAGATAGAAAGTAGTGACTAAAGATAGTAGGTTGCGTTTAACAGAGATTTGCTGTAAAATCAAACTTGGTAGAACAGTTACTCTTACACAGAGAATTTGGATGTCAAAGTTAATTGAATCGGATTCTGATGCATTTAGATTAGCAGAAAGATTTCTTATGGGTTGCCATCATAGCACAGCGGTAGTGCAGGGCTTTTGTAAAGCCAAGGTCGGCGGTTCAAATCCGTCTGATGGCATAAATTGATAAATATTATTATCATAGAAGTGTACAGATGAAAACATTTAAAGAATTGTTGGAGATGACTACACTTCAAAAAAGATTGGCAATACAAAAGCAGAAGCATAGGCAGACTAGGGAAACATCACGGGCTAGAGCAACTGCATCAGCTGATGTAATAAAGGCTGATTTGCAAAGTAAAAGAGATGCACAACGTAAAGCATCTGAAAGAAAAAGAATAAAAGGTGAAGTTAGACAAGAAATTGAAAAAGAGAAAAATTAAAGAAGATTTGCCTAACTAAATAGAATATAGAAATATTTTAGTAGTCATAATCTCATGCCGCTGAATAAATTAGATAATTTTATAAAGAATACAGAGGGTCGCATTCTTTATGTGAGTCCGAGCGATTTAGACTCTACGGATAGTATTAATAATCAGGGCAATTCACTTGCTCAACCATTCAAGACGCTTCAAAGAGCACTTTTGGAAGCGGCAAGATTCTCTTATTTGAAAGGTAACAGTAATGATGCTATAGAGAAGACTACAATCCTCTTGATGCCTGGAGCGCATACCATTGATAATAGACCCGGATTTGCACTTAAAAATATTGGTGGGGTAGCAAAAGTATTTTCTCCTGGTGGATCGGAAACAGCAGCACAGGATACCCTAAACCTTAAGCTAGATTCAAATTTCGATCTTGAGCAAGAAGATAATATTCTTTATAAGTTTAATAGTGTTAATGGTGGTATTGTTATACCTAGAGGTACATCTGTTGTTGGTCTAGATTTAAGAAAGACAAAATTCCGACCAAAATATGTACCAAATCCAACTGATGCTACTGTTGGCACATCGGCAATCTTCAGGATTACTGGTGGCTGTTATTTCTGGCAATTCACTATGTTTGATGGTGATGAAGCTGGAGTAGTTTATACTGATGATAAAGATTTCTCAGTAGATAATAGATCAAAACCAATATTCTCCCACCACAAATTAACTTGTTTTGAATATGCGGATGGTGTCAATAATGTAGGTAACTATAATCTTACTGATCTTGACATGTATTATGCGAAACTTTCTAACGCATATAATACTGCATCAGGTAGAGATATTGATGAGAAATATCCTGCTAATCCAGAAGGATTTGAGAAGCAAAGACCAGAATGGGAAATTGTAGGTGCATTTGCTGCTGACCCAGTTGAGATTTCTGCTATTGAAGCAGGTTCAGGTGGAACTCCTAGTAATATTGTTACTGTTACATGTAAAACTGATCATGGATTCCAACAAGGAACTCCAATTAAAATTGAAGATGTTTCCCCATCTGATTATAATATTTCTACAACAGTTCAGAGTGTTTCTGCTACTAATAAGAAGGTATTTACATATCTACTTCCAGACTATAGAAAGAATTTAACCACACCAGCAAACGCATCCGCAGCAAAAGTAACAATTGAGACTGATACCGTATCTGGTGCTTCACCATATATCTTTAACTGCTCATTGCGTTCTGTTTATGGTATGAACGGAATGTCGGCAGATGGTGGAAAGGCATCTGGATTTAAATCAATGGTTGTTGCCCAGTTTACGGGTATATCATTACAGAAAGACGATAGGGCATTTGTAAAATATAATAAGTCTAATAGAAAATACGAAGGACTTTCAACTACTAAGGTAACAGCATCTACACTTGCTGCTGAATCATCATCAACTAATCCCAATACAATCTATCATTTAGATTCTGACGCTATTTACAGAAGTGGTTGGGAAACTGGTCATATTAGAATTGATAATGATGCAATTCTTCAGATAGTTTCAGTATTTGCTATTGGATATAATAGACACTTTAGTGCTAATACTGGTGGTGATGCTTCTATTACTAACTCCAACTCAAACTTTGGACAATTATCACTTACTGCTACTGGATTTAAGAAAGAAGCATTTGCGAAAGATAATAAGGCATTTGTTACTAACCTCATTACACCTAGAGCAATTAATGGTACTGAAGAGGATGTTGAATGGTATGGATTGGATGTTGGTGTAACAACTGCTGTTGCAAATACTAGTAGATTGTATCTTTATGGATTCACTAATCAAGATGTTTTACCTGGATCTCTTACACAGGGATATAGAGTTGGTGCAAAACGAAACGATAAAATATTTGTAGACTTCACGAGTGTTACTGGATATGGTATAAGTGAAGCATACGTCACCATGAGTGATGGTCAAACCAGTAGTGCTAAAGAATATCCAGTAATATCTGGACCAACATTAAATAAATTCTCTATTAATGCACATTCTCTCCAAACAGGTGAGAAAGTTATTATCCGTAGTAACGATGGTGACTTGCCAGAGAACTTGGAGGGAGAAACCATATATTATGTCATTAATATGGGTAATAATAATGACATAAAATTAGCTTCTTCAAAGGCTGATGCAGATAATAGTGAGGCTATCGATGTTTATGGTGGAACCAATCTTACTATTTTAAGTAGAGTAAGTGATAAAGTATCTGGTGATATTGGGCATCCTGTTCAGTGGGATAATACTCAAGGTCAATGGTATGTTACTGCCAAGGCAGATAATGAAATTTATACCACATTCAATACAGTTGGTGTATCTACTGGTGAAGGAGCTGGGGCAAGAACAGAATCAGCATACTTTAAGAGAACAGCAGATAGCAGAAGTTTAGATGAAAAGATTTACAAACTTAGAGTTGTAATTCCAAAAGAACTTACTAATGCAAAGAATCCTGAAAGTGGATTCATTATTCAAGAATCTAGTACTACTGGTATAAGAACTGATGGCGATTTCCTTCTCAATTCTATTAGTAGAGTAGATTATGGATATAATAGAAATCCAAGATTTATTGGTAGTTGTACATATTCAGGTGGAACAGTATCAGTTAGAACAGAACTTCCACATAATTTAGATGCTGGTGATGTTGTTATTACACACAATATAAAAGATACAACCAATACTACAGGTGTTGGTAATAGTGGATATAATGGAACATTTACTGTTGTATCAGTTCCTAATGAAATGGAATATACCTACACAACTGGTAGGGTTCCTGGTCCAGCATTAACAAATGATTTAACTACTAGAGATAGTAGTTTACCAAGATTTGAGGTAAATGATTTACAAAATAATCTTTATGTTTATAGGAATGAAACCGTTTCTGATTATATTCAGAATCAGCAAGATGGTATCTATCATATCTACGCATTAAATGCTGATGTTGGAATTACTACAGAATTTACAGATTTAGAATATAGTCAGAATGTCACAGACCTTTATCCTCAGATGGATAGGGATAATTTAGATGATAGTCCTGAGTCTGCTAAATCATTTGCTTTAAGAGCTCCTCTTGGTAAAGTTCAAACAAGTGACCTTAAGAAGAGTCTTACTAGAGCATCTACAGATTCATTTATTAAGAACTTTGATAAAGATCTTACTATATCAAGCGAATCTGCTTTAAGTGTTGTTGCTGGTATTGCAACATTAACTCTAACAAAGAATCATAATCTTTCTGGAATTGCAACATATAGTACTATTACTGCTGGTTCTGGACATGTTAATGGAACCTATTATAATGTAAAACTCTTTAATGAGGTTGGATTATCTAGTTGGAATGGTGCTACAGCAGTTGTTGGTGTTCAAGGTGGTGCTGTTGTTAGTGTAGATGTTCAATCTCCTGGTTCTGGATATCAGGCAGGTAATGAGTTATTTGTTGACACTGCTTATATTGGTGGAACTGCAAACTCGAAGATATCAATTGCTTCTAGTAATTTAACAGGTGGTTCTGGTAATGTTGTTCAGGTAACAGGTATTGGAACAACTGCTGGAGGACATTATAGAGTCTTAGATATTCCTGGCAAGAATACAATTGCTATCGGAAAATCAGTAGGTGATCCATTTAGCATTGCTGGACAATTTGTAGTTCCTGTTGCTCCTGTTGTAGATGTAAGTACAAGTTCTACTTATGATTCAACAACTGGAAATTCAACAATAGTTTGTGATTTTGCTCATGGACTAGTTGCTGGTAGTAGATTTACACTTACTGATGTTAATAACAATAAACTTGGAGATTATCTAGTAAAATCAAGAGTAGGTGTTAATACATTTACTACTCTTACTAATGCAGATTTATTTGCTGGTTCTAACGATCCAAAATATTTGTTAAAACATGGTTTATCTGCGAATGATTCCATTTCTGATAGAGATGTTGAGGGTATTGCTGCTAGAGGATTTTCATTATATGATAATGAATATTTAAAAATTTCCGGATATAATGGCGATAACAAACTTAAGGTAACTGCTCCTTCTTCTGGTATTGCAACTACTAAGAGATTCCCACTTGGTACATATGTCCAAGTTGATGATGAAGTTATGAGAATCGCAAGTAGCACTTTATCTGGTGTTAATAACGATGAACTCACAGTAATACGTGGTACTTTAGGAACTGGAATTGCAACACACGCTGTTGGATCTTACATTAATAAGATACAATCGATTCCAATTGAATTCCGTCGTCCTTCTATTCTACGTGCATCTGGACATACATTTGAATATCTTGGATTTGGTCCTGGTAACTATTCAACTGGACTTCCACAAGTTCAGGATAGAACTCTGACTGAAACTGAAGAGTATCTATCTCAGGCACAAGAAAGATCTGCTGGTGTTGTTGTTTACACTGGTATGAACAGTAAGGGTGACTTCTTTATTGGAAACCAGAAGAAATCATCTTCTACTGGTGAAGAAAGGACATTCGATACTCCAGTTCCAACTGTTACTGGTGAAGATCCTGCAAGATTAAGTGTTGTCTTTGATGAAGTTACTATTAAAGAGAGACTTGTAGTAGAAGGTGGAGATTCAAATGAGATTCTTTCAGAATTTGACGGTCCAGTTACATTTAATAATGAGGTTATTGCTAAGGGTAAATTCACTCTTAAGGGTGCATTAAAGATTAGTGATACAACTGCTTCAACTAATAAGAACTCAGGTGCTTTGGTGGTTGTTGGTGGTGTTGGTATTGGAGGAACAGTTAATCTTGGTGCTGGATCATCTATACGTCTTCCAGACAATGCTCAAGCAACATTTGGTAATGATGACGATCTAGCAGTCTTCCATTCAGGTACACATAGTTACATTAAGGATCAAGGCACTGGAGATTTAAATATTACTGGTAGTACTATTAATTTAAAAAATAGTGCTGATTCAGCAAATCTACTTGTTGCTACTGAAAATAGTTCAACAGCTTTATATTATAAGGGTACAAAACGATTAGAAACTTCTGGAGTTGGTGTTACCGTATTCGACCAGTTAGATTGTAATGCCCTTAGTGTTACTGCAGCTGCTACATTCGCTGATGACTTATGGGTAAATGGTGATTTTGGTGTAAGTGGTATTTCCACATTAGTTGGTGAAGTTGAAGTTCGTACTGGTATAGTTCCTGATACTGATGAGGGTGCATATTTTGGAACCGCATCCAAACCTTGGTCTGAGGCACACATTGATGAGGTTAGAATTGGTGTAAGTGGTAATGGTGAAATTGATACTGCAACTGGTAATTTAACCCTTGATTCTACTGGTGGTACGGTTATAGTTGATGATGCTTTTGAAGTAACTGGTGTTTCTACGTTCAAAAGTGCTGACTTTGATGGAGACATTAGATGTACAGGTGATATTACAGCATTCTGGTCTTCTGACGAAACTCTGAAAGAGAATATTACACCTATTGACGATCCTCTTGCTAAAGTTCTTTCTATTAGTGGTAATACATTTACATGGAAAGAAGGTGCAATACATAGTGGAGAAGATACTGGTGTTATCGCACAAGAGATTGAAGCTCTTGGACTTCCTGGTCTTGCTGTTACAAGAGAGACTGGAATTAAAGCGGTTAAGTATGAAAAACTCACTGCACTCCTAATTGAAGCAGTCAAGGAATTGTCTGCTAAGGTTGATAGCCTTGAACAAAAACTATCGGATAAATAACTAAAAAATACAGTAAATGGCTAATTATAGAAAGTCCTTTAACTTCCGTAATGGTGTTCAAGTTGATAATGACAATTTTATAGTAAATGCGAACGGTCTGGTTGGGATAGGGACTTCTCTTCCTACTGAATTTTTAGATGTTAAAGGCAATATAGCGGTAAGTGGTGTAGTAACAACTTCTGATTTATGGGTAAGTGAAGATGTAAATATCGTTGGTATGATTACTGCAACGCAGGGAAATTATACTGGTGTAGTTACTGCAACTAAGTTTATTGGAGATGGTAGCGCATTATTAGGTGTAGCTGGTATTGCAAAAACAGGATGGGTTGTAGAGAATGACGCAGGTATTTCTACAACATCGAACGTTGGTATCGGGACCACAAATCCTCTAACTTTTCTACAAATTGGAAATAGTCCAACAACAGGTACGGGTGTTGGTATAGATTCTACAGGTAATGCTGTATTTGCTGGAATTATCACAGCTGGTGGATATGAAGCAACAGGATTTATTAAGAGCGTAGATTTAAATGTAACAGGTGTCTCTACATTCTCTTCTGCTGTTGATATCAATAGTACTTTGGATGTAGATGGAGATACTCAGTTAGATGACTTAAATGTTGCTGGTGTTGCCACAATTACTGGAGCAATTGATGCTAATGGTGGTGCTAACGTTGTAGGTGGAGTTAGTATTGATGGTCTAAATGTTACTGGAATTTCTACTTTTGGAGATGATGTAAGATTTACTGCTGGTGGAATAGATGTATCTGGAATTGGTTCATTCACTCAACTTGATATAGGAACAGGTGGTATTGATGTAGATGGGCAAACGGATCTCGATGTTCTTAATGTTGCTGAAGCTGCTACGTTCTCTGCTGCTATTGATGCTAATGGAAGTTTAGATGTAGATGGAGATACTCAACTAGATGATTTAACTGTTGCTGGTGTTGCTACCTTCTCATCTAATATAGATGCTAATGGTGATTTAGATGTAGACGGTAATACAGAATTAGATGCTCTTAATGTATCTGGTATTACAACATTTGCTGGTGCGGTTGATATCAACAGTACTTTAGATGTAGATGGAGATACACAATTAGATGATCTGAATGTTGCTGGTGTTGCTACCTTTAGTAATGATATTAAGATTCAAAAAGATTCTAGTCTGTTGTTACAGGTAATTGCTGACACTGGATCATCAAGGATTAGCATTGGAAATAGTGTTGGTGTTGGTAATAGTACCGCACTATTCAGATATGGAACTCAAGCTAATACGTTAGATATCATTAATAATGATACTGGTAATGTCAACATGTATCTCCATAAAGGAGGTGCAGGTATTAATACAGGTAGATTTGACTGGATTTATGGGCAAACAAATGCTGATTTGATGTCTCTTACTTTGGAAGGTAGATTGGGTCTGGGTAAAACAAATCCTGATAATACCTTACATGTTGTAGGAACTTCTACTGTTACAAGTAATGCTTGGGTTGGAGGTAATCTTGTTATCAGCGGCAACATGAGTGCTGGTACAGTGACTTTACCAACTGTAGTTAATGGTACTAATCTCAATAATACTACTGGTGTTTCAACCTTTAATAATGTTAATCTTACTGGTAAGATTGGACTTAATAATACTTCTCCAAGGACTGAGTTAGACTTCTTCTCAGGAACAGGACTTTTCCAAGGAGTGGGTATCGGAACTACAAATCCATTAGCAACAGTTGAAGTTAAGGGATTAAGTTCACTTGATAATGTAGGTATTGGAACTACAGCACTTCAGACTGTTGTTGGTATTGTTACTGATGCTGCATTAGGAAATGTTCAGATACATGGTAAGAAGACTACAATTTGGGGTGAAACTCTTACTATTGCTGATAATACTTCTAGTTCAAGACTTGGGGTAGGAACGTATGCTCCTAGATGTGCGGTAGACTTTTCTGGTGCTGGAGAAGGTACGATGGGTGCTACTGCTGGATTTATGCTTCTTCCAAAAGTTACTACTTCTGTAAGAAATAACTTCCAAGTTGCGGCTCCTGCTGCTATAATCTATAATGAGACTACAGATAGGTTAGAAGTTAGACTTGGTGGTAACTGGATTGGTATAGCAACTGTTCCCTAAATATTTTTTAACTATATTATTCTGAATGAAAAAAATTGTAATTGTTGGGTCTGGTACTGCTGGATTGTGCTGTGCCGCAATGATGAAAAATTATTGGGGTAATAAGGTAGATATATCTCTTTATTATGATGCAACCAGTAAGAATATTGCAGTAGGAGAAAGTACAACTCCAATTATTAGATTGCTTTTGTCACATCTTGGAGTAACTACTGAGCAATTTTTTAAAGAATTTAGGAATAATGCTTCTTTAAAGTTAGGAATTAATTTTAAGAATTGGATTCCTGGTACAGAATATTTTCATGGGTTTGGTCAAATATATAAACCTAACCTGAATTCTAGTGGTGTATATTCTATTACTCAGGGTAAATTTAATGGTGGAACCAATTATAATGAAGCAACTACTACGATTCCAAAGTTACCATTTGATAAGTATGATTATGCACTACATCTTGATACTCAGGAATTTTCTGAGTATGTTATTAAGAAATTAAAAGGCAAGATAGATCTCGTAGATGATTTAGTAGAGGAAGTAATTGTTGATGGTGAGAATATTACGAGTATAAGATGTCGAGATAGTGGTATTGTTGAGGCAGATCTTTTTATCGATGCTTCTGGGTTTAATGCAGTCTTATTTAAACATTTAAATCCTAAGTGGAATGATCTTTCTAATTCTTTACCATTAGATAGAGCAATTCCTCAACAAGTTCCTAATAATTCTAATGAAATTCCTTCTCACACTGTGGCAGAAGCAACAGAGAATGGATGGATTTGGCAATTACCAATTGGAGATAGATTTGGAACAGGATATATTTACTCGTCAAGATTTACTTCTGATGAAGAAGCAAGAGAAAAATATAATGAATGGTTATTAAAAAATCACAATGCAGAGTTACAAACTGATAGGATTATTCGTTATAGATCTGGATATTATGAAGATTATTGGATTGGTAATTGTTTAGCAATAGGATTATCTAGTGGATTTGTTGAACCATTAGAGTCTACAGGAATACAAATTATTTTATCTCAAGTTCAAGAATTTATGACGATAAATTCTACTTTGAATAACTTACAATATAATAGGGTAATAATAAACAAGGCTAATAGAAAATTACATGAAGAGATAATTGATTTTATTTGCTTACATTATAATACAAATAGAACTGATTCTGAGTTTTGGAGATATATGACTGCCAATAAAGTAGATTGGGTTAAGAATTTTGATGAGAAATGTAGGGAAGAATTTTTAGATGCCAGAACTTGTCATCGAGAGAAAACTTTCTGGATACTTGATAGTTATATTCAGATTGCAAAGGGTCTTAATATGGTTAATAATCAATCAATTAAGAATTTCTTAGAATATAAGATTGATGGAAGAAAGATATGGGATGAGATGAAAAATGAGTATAGGATTTTAGAAATTGAAAAGAAAAGGTGGAAATGGATATCACATAAGGATGCTATATCATGAACAAATGTCATCGGTATCTTAATCTACCATTTGAGATTAAACCTTTATCACATTTTGATGAAGAAAGAGATATCATTCAGCATAATTATTTGTACAATGCTTTTGAATTTCCTGAGTTATATAACTGGATGAATAATCTTGGTGTTGAGTTATACATGGGTGAAACATTTTATACTCCACCTTATAGTAAAATTCCTATTCATACAGATCATTCAGGTTATACCAATCATGTAAAAATTAATGTAACTTGGGGTCCGCAGGAAGGAGTAACACAGTGGTGGAAGTCTGATTCAATAAAAAGTGAGAGTACTTATAAACATGGTGGTATGGAGATTGGTGAGAATAGTTTGATACCTCATTTATGGGCAGAAGAGGAGG